TCCCAGAACCGCCCGAACCAGGATTCGCTGAACCGCCACAACCGCCGCCTGTTGATGTAATACTAGAAAAAACTGAATCGCTACCGTTAAGGGATTGCAAGGCAGCCCCGCCTGTTGATCCACCGCCGCCCACTGTGACGGTTGTGCTGACACCTTTTGAACAATTTAACGTACTAGTTCTATAACCACCTGCACCACCGCCGCCGCCGCATTGAATCGTCGTCATAAAGCCGCCCGAAAACCCACCACCGCCGCCGCCTGCAACGACTAAATAAGTAACAGGTACGGCAAGATTTTTGCCAGCACTAGACATGATCCCCAGCATTGGCGTCATTATGAAATGTCCCCAAACACAATCCAAGAATTAGCAGCTAGTTTTTTGCAAGTTGCCCCGCTGTTTGCCACACGCAATTTTGGTGTTGCGCTGGTTGCACCTGTTGAAATTACCGTTGTCGTGCCTGGTGTCACTGCACCGATTGTTGGCTGACCTGCACCAGTGATCCAAAAAACGTTGATCTCAGTACCAACCGCAAAATTAAATGTTGCGTCAGTTGGAATGTTGAATTGTTGCGTTGCAGCATTGTTCATGCTAAAAATGTTGCCTTCGTCGCCTGACGCAAACGTGTATGCAGCTGTTTTTGCAGAATAGGTTGATGAAATTTTTGGTGATGAAATGACGGGTGCTGTCAATGTTTTGTTTGTCAACGTTTGTGCCGTAGTTAGATCGGCAGTAACCGCCGTGTTTATTGAAAGGGTAACTGCGCCTGAAGTACCACCGCCTGAAAGTCCTGTGCCTGCTGTAACGCTTTCAATGTCACCCGCTTCGCTTGACCATGCTGGGACGCCACCGACAACGGCTAAAACCTGTCCATTCGTACCAATGCCCAAACGTGTGTTTGTGTTTGCAGTTGCTGACGCAAAAGTTAAATCGCCAAGGGTTGTGCCTGGTTGCAATGCTTTCAGTCTTGTGTCAACGCCTTGCAACGCAACGTCAAAATCTGCTGGCAAGTCCGTGACTAGATCGCTCGCCGTGGGTAAAACAAAACCATAATTAGTTGTTGGGTTTGCCATTGTAGTTTCCTTTCCTTAGGCGACAATTGTCGCATACTGCCATTCTAGGGTCGGCGACACGCTTGACCATGTTTCGGTTATTGGTACGTCATTCCAGCGCATTGCCTGCAATGAATAGGCAAGCGGTGAAAGTAGCAATGTGACCGAAAGTTGATTGTATGAAGCCTTGAACGACCAGCCTTCGACAAAACCCTGGAATGTGCCTGACGACATGTTTAACGGCAGATTGACTAGGGCAATAGCCTCACCCATAAAAACGCCAATAAGGTTGTCGCGGTCTGCGTTGTCTAATTCAGGGTTGGTCAGGTCAAATGTTATTTCGCTGAAAATTGGTTGCGGTTGGGCGCGCAGTGATAAATAGAAATTTGCCTGCGCCGTTGCGTCGGCTGCATTGTGCAAGGTTGTTGAAATAATCTGACCTAAAACGCCGTATGTAGAAATTGAGGCTGCGTCAATTGCCGATTCCTCACTGCTGCTAGTTGCCCCGTATTTAATTGTGAGCGAATTTCTAACGTCGCCAACGCGCGTAATAATCCTCAAACCTGCTGCCCGCGCCTGATTAGCGTCAAGGTCAACGTATCCGTTTGCCGCAAGGTAGGAAGTGCGGTGTGTACTATCGGCATACCCGATCCGTCCAAGTGCGTCCTCGTATAAATACCCAAGTCCCGAAGTCGCCAAGGCTGAAACTAACGAATAGACGTCAGTGCGGCTGGACGATCTAGCTGCCAGTTCATAGTTTCCTGGTTGATCTATTTCGCCAAGTCCGTTGTTTTCAGCGTCTGCCCACGTTGTCGTTGCGGGTGTGTATGTGCCCCACGTAACCGCGCCAGCAACCTCAGCCCATGTTGCATACAAAACCTCACGCAAAATCGTTTCAATTTGTGTGCCGTCAAAATCTTTTGCCAGTACGCCGTCGGTCAGTGCTTTTGGTAGGCGCGCCAATGCCCCAAGTGCCGTGATCGAATAGGTTTGCGTGAACGCTGTTGAACCAACGTCAAGGACTTCAAGACCAATGTCCACGACGTTACCGCCAAAAATGGCAACGTAAGCCCCTGACGTATCTTTGACTGAAACGCTAAGCGTTGAATTGATCGAAACTGGCACAATACTTTGTGAAGTGTCCAGCAGCTGAATGTTGACGTAACCTGCCTGCGCCTGTTCATAAATGTTTGTCCGACCGCTTGAAATGGAAAGGTTTGCCAAAACTGCCGTTGTGTAAGCAACACCGTCAATTTCAACCTTCCAAACTGGTTGCCATTGCGTCATGTCAATTGCAGGTTATTTGCGCCACCTGTGCCGCGATAGAAACTATTATTCAAAACGTCAATAATTGAACGGGCAGTTCCTTCACGATCTATTGCACCGTTGACTGTGATGTTAAAAGTATTGCCACCTGATCCACCCAAACGATTGTTTGGTGTAATCATGCCATTGGCATTGGGTGTGAACAATTCTGCCCCACGTTCGCCAACCAGGTATGAAGTGCCGCTGGAAACCTGCCCCCCTGCTGCCTTACCGCCGCCAAACGCACCCTCAAACAGGTTTCCAATTCCCTTAAGGATCGGATTGCTTGCTATAAAATCAACCAGTTTTTTCATCATGTTATAGGCAGTCGTTATGAAACTTACTAGGCTTGAAAACCCTGTGACCAAAATTGTGACCGCAGTGGCAATACCCTGAAGTGAGGCTTTAAAGACTGTGCCCAAGAATGGCGCAAGGTAGGTTTTTGTAAATTCCCAAATCTTTTTTAGTAAATCAAAAAACGGTTGCAATTCCTCAGAATTGTCTGCAATGACTTTTTTAATCTGAAAAAACGCGTCGCGCAAACCTTCTAGGATTGGTTTGACAACGCTGCCGATTGCTGGAATAACTTCGTTATACAAAAACTTCCACCATTTGACCAAGACTGGCAAAAGTTCGTCACGAACAAATTTAAAAATTTGTGCAAACGCTGGGGCAAGTTTTTCGCCCAATGTGGTTGCAAAATTAGAAATTGCCGGAATTCCTTTGTCCACGAAAGTCGTCAACAATGGCGTGATCGCGTCTAAAACATAAGCCCCGACCGTTTCCTTTGCTTCATCAAATGCAATGTTGAGACGTGCCATTTTACCCTGAAAAGTTTCGGCTTGTGCAGCTGCTTGACCACCAAATGTTGCCGCCAATGCAGCCGTAGCCGCGTCAAAATCTTTTGTCTTAATTATGTTTTCATCAATTGGCACACCCAGTTTTTTCAGTGCCGTAAAATTTCCGTCATTTGCCTTGGCGAGCGCATTAGTCGCCGCCTCCAAACTAACCGCCCCGCTCGCCGAAATGTCCAATGCAAGTTGTTGCAGTTTTTGTGCCTCAGCAACGTTGCCAGTGCTTCTCACCAACCTGTCCAGGCTTGGTCTTAAAAGGTCGTCAGTCACGCCGTTCGCTAAGGCTGTTTTTGTTATGTAATCCTCAGTTGCTTTAATTTGTTCATTGGTTGCGCCTGTGACATTTTTCAGCGTTGTTGCCAATTTTGATTGTGCGGCTTCGTCCTCAATGGCAGATTTCACGCCGTCAATCAATAATTTGCCAGCGTAAGCAGCAGCAGCAATGCCCGCAACAGCAAACGCCGCGGCTGCCTTCTTACCAAAATCTCCCAGCCCGCTGGACGATTTCTTAACGTCGTCGTCGGCTTGACCTAAAGATTTTTTAAGGTTATCAACGTCACCCAGGATTGTTAGTTTTAAGGTACGCGATCCCATGCCTGCCATTACCACTCCCTCAAAATTTTGCTAAAAGCATTTTCCCACTCATTGATGATGTACGGTTGTTCGGCGCGCAGGGTTGGGTAAATAAACCAACCGCGTGACCCGCGACCCTCACGACCTGACCACACTGGAAATTGCTTTTTTTTGTTTGATCCAAATTCTGCGCCGCCCCATAATTGCTGCGTTGTACCGCCGCCGCTTAGTTTTTGCCCTGCATAACCAAATGAAATTTCTCCCGTTTTGGACGATTTCGAAACCTTTGAACCTGCTGCGACGCGATCGTCTAGTTTATTTCTTGTCGCGCTTGCCGCGCTTTCAATCTTGCCCTTCAAATAAGTTGCAAGCGCATTTGATTCCTTTTTTGCAGCTGCAACCGCTTCGTCGTCCATTGCTTTAAATGCGGCATAGATTTTGCGCAAGTCGCTTTTGTCGTAAGCAATTTCAATGTCCGCCATTGCGTTTCTCCAAAATCTCAAGTGCCGTTAAAATGTCCTCCGCGCTTGACCACTCACTCATGGGAATTTGCGTTGCAATTGCAAGTTCCACAATGAGACGGTTCAGGCTTCCGCGCTTATGACTTTTGGGTCGTTGTCCCCCGTTGTCACGTCTGACACGGTTTCAATCCACACTTCGAACGGTTTGACAGGCTTCCCTGCCTCATTGCGTTTCATGGCGTGATACGCCAAAAACAATAAGTCAGCGATCCCAAGTTTTTCTTGAACCTGTTGGATCGTGAAGCCTGTCTTAGTCTCCCATTTTGCCCACTCAGGTGGTTGTGCCACGTAAGTTTCTGAAAGACCGCCGTTGTATTCGATTGTAATTGCTAGTTTCATTTTGTCTCCCGATTAGTAGTTTTTAACTAAAGGTTTCGCTTGGGTTGTTGACCACCACAAATGATAGCGAAACTGTCTGTGCGTCAGGTGCTGCACCGCCGATTGACGGCACGACTGGCATGACGTTAAAGGTAAAGACTGCCCCTGTCACGGCGGTCAGTGATACAGCTAAAACTGTATTTGGTGCGCCTTCCCAGGCTGTCCACAATGCTTCGCATAGTGATGAAGCCGCGCCCCAATCTGCAAGCATTTCAACGTCAAATGTCCATTGGTCGTCAATGTGCTTGTAAGCCTTGCCGTCAAGTGTTTGGTATGTGGTAACTGTCGGCGAATTGCTAAGTATTGCACTGGTCGCCTGTGCGTCGTAGTTAACGGTCGCGATCGTCAACACTAAATCGCGACCCGTGATGATCGTTGTTGGCACGTTATCTCCTTAGTTTGTTTGGGTGTAGTACGTCGAAACGTTTATGTCAGCAACCAGCATTGGGCTTTGTCCTACTTCCAACACTGTCGGCTTTTCAACAACGCCCACAACGTATCCTGCGGGCATTGCCGCAAGAATTCCTATTATCAGTTTTTCCAGATTGTCCAGTGAACCAGCGTTGCTGTTTGCAGCAACAATGGCAGTGATCTTAAAATTTAATTTGACCTTTGTCGCGGTCTTACCAATTAGCACAATTTCCATGTAAGGTGAATCAGGCAAAATTGCAATGGCAGGTGGGATTGGTGTTTCGGGAACGCTTGAATAGCAGGTTGCCGATAGTGCTGAAAATGCCGTGGATAAGGCAGCGCGGGTTTCGGCGATTGAATTGGCAGGCATTATTGGCAAACCGTTTCGACGTCTAAAAATGGCATGAGCAATGTGGAAACCCTGTTGGTGAGACTGCGCCCCATTCTGTACGGCGTACTAGTAAAGTCCACGCCTTCGATCTGACCACCTGCTGCAACGCGTGATTGAAATACCTCAACGCTGACTGCAAGAATTGCCGATTCAATTGGTGCGCTGGTTGCGTAAATGTCAGCTGCGGAATAACCTGAAAGTGTTGCCGTGCCTGTTGGAATGATGTCGCGCAATGTGAGATTTGTTGAAGTCAATGCAGCGGTAAAATAGTATTCGCCAACCGTGACGACGGTGATTGTTGCAGAAAACGGTGCTGGCAGACCAGTTACAATGACTGACTGACCCGCAACAAAATGGTGTTCGCGCTGTGTGTAGTAAGTTGCAACGTTTGATTCAAGTTTGTAGGACTGGACTGCTGAAGTATTTGCAACCAGCATTGGCAAAATTACCGCCTCAGCCGTGTTAATTATTTCGTTCAGATAGTCGTTTGAGTAAAGGGACACGCTCACGCCTAGCACGGTTCGCAATTGATCTGCTGTGACGATACTAGGCATGAGCGTTCCTTTCGATCTGCTGCGGCGAGATCGGGAGAACCCGCCGCATGATTAGGGTTTACTTATTGTTACGGAACGCGCCCGCTGCGATTTTTGTTGCGCATGCGCCGAATGAATAAACGCCAACGGTGATTGAACCGTCTGCTGTTGATTCAGCGCGTAGTTGGTATGAAGTTCCCTCGTACCATGTGTAAGCATTTGGATCAACGATAATCATTGAACCGTCATCAGAACCTGCTGGTGCTGAAAAATCAGCGTACAGGTCAAGCCCCGCAATGTTTCCGCGAAGTGATGTTGGCGAAACGTTGCCTGCCGCGTTTTGTGGTTGTGAAGCGTTGTAGATTGGACGCCCTGCGTCGTTTAAAGACATGGCGTTTGCCCATTGGGTTGCCCCCATGATGATGTTGGTTGCAAAACGTTGTGTGTTTGTGTAAACGCTTGCTGCACCGCGTGAAACGTATGCAAGCAATTCAGCTGCTGTTGGAACGGCTGAAAGTGTTGTGCCGTCCACTGTTGCATTTGCAACCAGGATTCCGTTGACATAAGCATTTTGTGCTTTTGCCATTGCTGCAACCATGTTTTTGAGCAATTCGTCGTAGAACAATGGTGAAGTTCTTGTCAGAAGCTCAACGCTGAATTTTTGTTGTCCCGCAAATTTTTTGACGTCCACGCTCAAGAACGCGGAATTTTGGTCGGTATCTGAAAACGCTGCGTCCTCATTGGCAACCGCCACTGTTGGCATTGCAGTGATCTTAGGAATTTCAAATGTCATTCCCGCGTCAGGCAATGCACCCTTTGAAATGGCGTCAATGCTTGGACGGATTGTGTTTGCAAGCCCGTTGATAACTTCGGTCAATTGACGTGTTGGTACAAGACCAGCATTGTCAGTTGTGTTGTCAGCTGCCAAAACGTACTGACGCGCTGATTCGTCGCCTGTTGCAGCAAGCACTTTATTTTCTAGGTACTTAGCAGCAGTGATTTCAATGCGTGGCGTTGATTTCCAACCGCCCACTTTGTTTGATGTTGCTGTAACTGACTGTGCGGCTTCGACCGTCTCAACGGCTTCCGCTTGTGTGACGGTGTTGTCCACTTCGTCTCCTTCGTTTGTTGGTGTAACTTCAGGTTCAATTGTTGAATCTGAAACTTCGTTTTCGTCCTCAGTTGCCGCGACTGTTTCCACGCGGGCTGATCTAATTGCTGGTTCGCTGGTCAATGCGACGGCTGTTAATTCACCTGCAAGAATTCTGACTGTTCCGTCTTTCAGTGTTTCGTATTCGTCAAACGAAACTTCCACACTAAATCCGTCGCGCAAACCTTCCATTGCTTCAACCAGTGCGTCGTTGCCTGCTGTTGTTTCAGCGATCTTGAATGTTGCGTCAATTCCTGTTTTGTCTGCTGAAATTTCCGTCATTAAAGTTTTTCCAATTCTGCGTGTGCGATCGTGTTCCAAGTTAAGCAAAACGGGTGTTGGTTCAATTGAACCAGCAGCAAATTGCACCTTGCCAATTGACGCAATGCCAGTTTCCTCAAATGTCACAATGCGACCGGCAATGGTGCGACTGTTTGAATCAGCGGCAGTTATTTTCATTGGTGTGATTACTTTTTTCATAACAGCATGTCCTCCTCCTCGCGGATTTCCTCGATTGACATTGCGCCAATGCGATTCAAAATTTCATAAACCTGCGCGCGCTCAAATGGGTTGCCGCGTAGGAAATCGTCTAAGTCAAACAAAACTTTGTTACCTGCTGGGGTAAAATCTGGAAAAGATAACCGTTGTTCAATAATTGACATGTAATTCCTGAAAGCAAAATCTACAAGGTCGCGCCTTTTGTCTAACGCGTTGGAATACGTAAAACTAGATTGTTGCGAATCAGTAAAGTAGGCAGGTAGTCCACACGCACGACTTAGTTCAAGTGAAACGTAATTGCGGGCTTCATTCAGCTGCAAATTGCGCGGATCGTAACCAATTGTTTCAAGTGTTACGTCAGCGTTCAAAAATGCCGTACTGCGTGAAGCACGTGCGGTTTTCCAGGCACTTAGCAATTTGGAAACGCGATCGGCTGGCAGTGATGTGCCGTTTGATTTCAAAACCATTTGTGGGATTGGTTCATTTGCGAAATTCATTGCAGCACGTTCCAATGAGGCAGCTGCCTTAATCGTACGACCTGCACGACTAAGCAAACCTTCCTGCGTGTTATTCCAAACTACAAGATTTGCAGGGTCAACAAATGCGCCGTCAATTGCATAGGACGCAATTTCGTAACCCATGCCGTTTGTTGTAATCGTTACGCGCTCAGGGGCAATGCGTTCCATTGCGCGAATCTTGCCCGTGTCTGCATAACGTTCCATGACGTAAGCGTATGCAGCAGGGTGAAAGAATAAATCGGAAATAATCCAGCCCCAAAACGTTGCCCCTGGGATACGTGGATCAGGTTGGTTGATAACGCGCGGTTGTGTGACCTTTTCGCCCGTTGCCTCATTGCGTGTGTGCATTGGTAGTGAACCAATTGTCTGAATGATTCCCAATGCGCGGGCAACCGTCGGCACTGACATTGCTTCAGCACGTGAGGCAGTTACTATCCCGCCGAATAGAAATAGATTTCCTACTTCACTGTAATACGGCGCGATAGCAGCTGCGTCAACGTGCGCGGCTTCGACCGTGACGGCAGTATCAGCCTTGCGGGTAAATAGATCAGAAAATGCCATGCGCGAATTCTTGCAGGCTTATACGATCAACCAACCATGATGTCAAGATCATTGTCTGGGCGTGTCGCGAAGTGTGTTGCGAGGCTAACTGCCACTGCCCCGCAAACGACCGATTTTGACGCCCTGCGTCCTATGACCCACCCGCCGTCCCCACGACGCAATTGCACCGCCGCAAGAATTTCCTCAGTCAATTGTTGTTGCCCCCTGTGCCGCAAACGATTTGAATTTATACTGGACAACAATTCGTCACACGCTTGCGGATAGGAAGCGTCCATGTCGAACACTGGAATTCCTGCGGGTGCTAGGCGGGCGGCTACTGCCCCGCTTGTTTTTCTGCTGTAAAGCACGTATTCGGTCGGGTACTTTCGGGCGTAATCTGCTAGTTCGTTTGCAATTGCCTTGTCGTCCAGCTGCAATTCGTTTGACCAACTGTGCAACAATTTCACCACAAAATTTTCGTCGCCTAGTTTTTGCGCACCAACCAAACTGGCATGACGGCGATCGGGTGACAAGTCAATTGCCAACCAGGTTGTTTTTTCAGGGTCAAGGTTGACGGTTTTGTCAAGGCAATTGCCCCATGAGGCAGAATCAACCGCGCTGTTGATCGCCACAACCCAACGGCATAACACTTCAGTCATTACAACGTCGGGCGGGTCTTTCAAAACGCTTCGTACGTTGTCCGCGTGGATCGTTCTGCCCATTGCTGGGTTGGAATGTCTTGCGTTCTCCACGCTGATTTCGTCCGTTGGTGCTGACCATTCAAAGTACCCAATTTCGTCGTCTGCCCCTGCAATTTTTGCCAATGCACGTTCCCGAAAAGCGTTAAGCACTACGCTGCTGGAATCGCCCGCGTTTGTGTACGCCATGACTAGCGGATTTTTTGCCGCCATGAGGGTGTATCTCAATGAGGCAAACGTTTCTAGTTCCTTCATTTCGCGCAATTCGTCCAAGTGGACTGTTTCAGGTCGCGACACGCCACGCGCCGACGACCCGCCTGCCTTCACAATAAACCGCGTCCCGTGCAGGGTTTCGATTTCCTCAGCACCGTGCGCCCACCGTATGCGCTTGACCTGTTTTGCCAAAATGTCGTTGGATTCGATCAGTGAAACCAGCGATCGGAATTGTTCAAGGCTGGTTGCAAGGGTATGGGCAGACGCAATTTGTAACGGTTCATTCCATAGGAAAAGACCGCCCAAAATCCTGATCTGCTGCAAAAAACTTTTGCCATTTTGACGTGCGACGACGCAAACGTTCAGGGGCGTAGCCCAACGACCGTCAGGCTTGATTTTGTGACTGTGAATAAGGTAAAACTTTTGCCAATCCATAAGTT